ATGGTCGGGCAACAGCCATTACCAATGAGTAACTTCTGCGCTTTAGATATACGCCATCACCATTGGATTGACTGCCACTTTTGTCTGCTGATGTATTGCCTTCGATAACCTGCAAATACTTAAGAGCTGTATTGTTGTATTTAATTATGCCCACATGATCTGGCTCTGCATCTTTGTCAAATTGAAAGAATGCAATATCGCCAGCTTTAGCCTGACCAACTGGGATTAACTTATTTGTTTCGGCAAAAAATTTAAGACCATAAGCACAACTTGCAAATCCTTTTTTTGATTGGGATCTGACCTTGCCAACAAGTCCTGCTTTGTCGTAGCACCAAGACACAAACATGGCACACCAAGCCTGATTGTTTAGTTCATACCATTCGCCATACTTTGTATCATTGTTGCCTGTTTCGGTATAACCAATTTCTGCTTTAGCGATCTCAATTAAACTTGGCATGATTAGCCAAGCAATACTTGTAGTTCATCAGCAGTTAAACCAAGTCGATCTGCAATGGCTTGGCGTGCTGCTAATTTTGCATCGGCTTCGGCTTTTAATTTTGCTGCTTCAAGTTCGTTAGCATTTATTTGTGCTATTTCTTTAGCAGTTGCATCCCTGACAATTTCATCGCCAGTTTCACAATTAACAATTTTGATTTGTGGTTTTGTATTAGTCATTAATTTACTCCGTAAAGTAGGGCAGTTCCAGATGAAATAGTGCCTGAACCATAGTTAAATCCTAAACTTGTTATAGCGGTTGTATCATTAGCAGTATGCCCACCAGAAGTGCTTATTGCGCAAGTCTTTCCGCTAAAATCAAGAAATGCACTACAAGAACTTATTGCTTTTCCGCCATTTGTTGATGTGTATTCATAAAACCAAATTGCAGCTGATGTTTCATAGGCGGTGAAACCATTACCTTGTGAATTTGAAATTTGAATTTCGTTTTCTCTATGAAAAACTGATGTTGTTCCGCCTGTGCGTTTTGCACCCACCACCATTAAAGTCACCGCAGTATTGTTTAACTTTAGAAAACTGTCCTCGCCATTTACTGACCCTCTAAAGTTTTTTAAGATTAGCAATAAATGTTTATAGGTTTGTGGGATTGAACTCAAAACTGTACTCGCACCAGTTAGTGTTGTTGTTGAAATTAAGGTCATACCACCGCCAGCAGCAGGAGTTGCCCATGTGGGAACACCACCAGCAACAGTTAAAACCTGACCAGTCGAACCAATACCAAGTCGAGTTTTAACATTAGCGCTTGATGAACGATAAGCAAGATCGGCAAGAGTTGTTTCAGGATTTAAGTTTTTAGTTGTTGTATCAACAGATGAGCCAAGTGTGCGAATAGCAGATGCGCCATCCTTGACCAGAGCTGTGTCATCTGGTGTTGTCCAGCCATAGTTTGTAGTGGTTGCCATATTGTCCTATTCTTAGGATACGATTGTAGCGTATTCCCATGTCAAAGTTGGATCTATTGTCTGGAATGTTTCATTGATTGGAACTGTATTCCAACGCATTGCCACCTGACTAAATGCCACAGGCGACAGATTAATTGTCAGGAATAATTCGTTGAACCTAGTGCTCCATGACCAGCCTTCAACATAACCTTCAAATTCACCACCTGAGATTTGATCTGGTAAGTTTTGCAGGTTTAGCGGTTGCCCCATGAATACGCCAAGCAGATTATCCCGATCACTATTGTCAATCTCTGGATTTGTAATTGGGAAGGTTATGCTCTGGAATGCTGGCAAAGGGAAGGCTCGTTGAGCAATATATCGATCTGCAACCTCTTGAGCATCAACAGCTGAATGAATGACTGAGTTTATGCTTTCGGCTTTGTAGCCATAAGTTGCAATTGATGTTGCCGATGTTGCAGTTTTCTGTGAGCCAAAATTGTTGCCGTAGTTAATATAAATATCATTGCGAATATCACCTGATCTAGTAATTGTGCTAAGTCCTTGACCAAATGCATGGTTAGCATCTAAATCAACATACCCGTTGGCTAAGAGATAAGTCTGGCGGTGATCTGCATCGGCATACCCTATATTTCCTTCATTGTCCTCAAACAAATATCCAAATGCTGAGTTGGCAATAAGACTTGCAATGTTGTAAATAGTGTCGGCTTCGGCTGCTCTGTTTTCCATTGTGTAAAGACCCGGCTGATCTATTTCGCCTAACCCTATATTAACTGCATTTGCCCATGTTTCTGTTGGGTCATACCCTGCCCATGTTTCAGCTGCCGGCACATCGTTCCAACTGCCAAGCAATACGCTAGACAATAAATCATAAATTTGATTTCCATCCTCATCCTGTGAGATTGTGCCATTGTAAATTTCTCTTGCTAACTTAACAAGTGATCCCATTGCAAGGACTGTGTATTGAATAACAGTTGCATTTGATCCAGTCGCGCCAACGGCAACAGTTATATCTGTGATATCGCCACCAAATATATTTACATAAGCAGCTGATGTGTCCTTAACTTGCAGACTTAAACTGTCGTTAATGTCAAATGGTAAAGTTTGACCAGATAGTGCTACAAATGTTATTTGCAAATAAGACGGGTTTGGCTGTTGGTAAATATCTGTTCGACCAGATTGATGTTGAATGTCGCTTATCGCTATGTCGGTGTAATCAACACCTGCAACTGTAAGTTTCCAATCTGGCGACCAAGCAGTCATTAAAGGTTTCTTATTGCATAAGTGCTAATAAATGGTGTTGATCTAGCTGCGCTGTCGTTTATTACTTTTGCAACAGCTCTTGCAGCACCTTCTCCATCAATAGCATTTACAGTTATGTTTGTTACTCCACCGCCTGTTGTGTAACCGCCATTAGGTGAAGATGAATTAGACATTGTTGGTAAATCTGACCCACCTGCTAATTGAGATAAACCATAAGTAGCAGCAATTCCAGCAAGAGCAGCAGCTGCTAATGCTACCGATGTGCCACCAGTTGCAAATGCGGTGGCAATAGCAGCACCAGCAGCAGCAGTTCTAAGTGCTTTCATTGCAGTAACTAAAGTCATAATTGCGCTTACAAATGCCACAATTTTATTTGCAACAAACACAGTAGCAATAATGCCACCAAGAACTAAAAGTTCATCTTTAATTGATATAATAAAACTTATTGTTGATTTTAATTGCTCACCAAATTGGTACGCGCCTTTGGTTGCATCAGTAATTCCAGCTGTAACACTATCATCGCCAGTCAAACCAGCGGCTAAGGCTTGAACATTTGGAACAACTGTTGCAAGCAAATAATCAGCAAGCTCTTTAATAATAGGAAGTAAGGCTACTCCAATTTTTTCTTTTGTTTGATCAAGAGCAATTGTTAATTGCTTGAATTTAAATTCAGCGTTAGTCGCTTCGTTCTCAATAAACCCGTTGTAAGTTCCTTTTAATCTTTGCATGATTTCGTCATGCGACATTGTTTTTAGGGTAGCAGCATCAATGCCCAGTCCTAATTTGCCAAGAGCTGCATTTTGTCCATCAAAACTTTTGCCTAATGCATTTGTAACTGTTTCTAATGGCTTACCTGTTGCAGTTGATATTTCTTGTGCTAATGAAAGCAAATCTTGTGCTTTTGTAACATCATTTGTTGATCTGATTAATCTAGCAAAGGCTGGTCTTAAAACATCATCCGTTGTTGCAGTTGCAATAGATTGCTTGTCAATGTATTTATCAATTGAAGCAATCTGAGCTTCTGATGCTTGAGTGCTTGATCTAATAGTTTGCTCAAGAGATTTGCGAGCCTTTTCATCCTCAGCTGCTGCTTTTACTGCTGATACACCAAAAGCAACGGCTGCTGCGCCCACAGCTGCAAACGCCAATGCTGCTTTTTTGCCAAAGTCTGATATTTGATCCGCTGATTTATTTACAACTTTTCCGGCATCATCTAAACCTTTTTTTAAACCATCAATGTCAGCAGCTAAAGCGAGCGTTAAAGTTCTACTTGCCATCATCAAACTCTTTTCTAATAGCCAAAATTATATCCTCAAACTCTTTAATAATTGTTGGTTGCAAATGTCTAATGGTTGGATAGATAAACCAACCTCTTGAACCTGGACCTTTTGGCATTGGTCCTGACCATCTTGGAAATTGTGGGTATTTGTTTGATCCAAATTCTGCTGCTGCGCCAATACCTGTGCGATTACCTTTAGCATCATTACGGGTGTTAAATTGAGTTGTTGCTCCACCTGAGAATTTCTGTCCAGCAAATCCAAAAGATATCTCGCCAAGTAATGATGATTTTTTTACCTTACCACCTTGAGCAACACGATCTGCAACTTTCCCACGAGATGAAGCAATACTTCTAATTTCATTCAATTCTCTTTGAGCAAGTTCGCCAACTCTGCGCTTGGTTTCCTCAACAGCAATATCACTCATAGTTCTAATAACTTTGGCAAATTGCATAAGTTCTTTTTTATCATAAACTATTAGAGGTTCGGTGCTAGTTGCCATTCCGTTCCTCCAATATCTCAATTGCTGTTAGAATATCCTCGCCATCAACCCACTCGCTCATTGGTATATGTGTGGCTATTGCCAACTGAACCAACAATCTGCTTAGGCTTCCGACTGGATGGCTTTTGGGTTTGCATCACCAACTTGAATATCTGCAACTGTTTCCATCCATATTTCAAAAGGCTTAACAGGCTTCCCAGCAGCTTCACGCTTGTAAGCGTTGTATGCTAAAAACATTAGATCCCACATTCCAATCTTTTCAGATGCTTAACTGATGATGTGTCCTGTTTGCTTTTCCCATTTAGCAAACTCAGGCGGTTGGGCGGTAAATGTTGCTTGCTCGCCTGAGTTGTATTCAATATTTATTTGTAACTTCATTGTTTGCTCCCGTTTAGATCTTAACTAAATGTTTCAGTTACTGCGCCACCTGTAACTAGGAATTCAAATGCAACTGTTTGTGCATCCATTCCTGCTCCACCGGCTGTTGGGTAACTAGGCTTGATTGGAAATGAAAATACTGCCCCAGTTGCAGTTGTTAATGAAACTGTGATGTCTGTATCTGGTGCGCTATCGCAAGCAGTCCAGATTGCTTCACATACTGAGCTTGTTTTGCCCCAGTCGGCTAACATTTCTAATGCAAATGTAGCTG